GGTCTCTGATGTTTGAGAACTCTGGTGGGTGAATCAATCCGCACTGCATCACTTGCCCCCCTTTGCGCGAAGGGCTTCAACGACCATAGAGCGCAGTTCTGTTTTTGCTTGCTCGGCTTCCTCAAGCGCGTTGTTGTGTTCGTTTGATGTGGTCATGGTTGTGTTTGTCATGATTGAACACCGACGAGGTCGAACACCCATCGGACAGTTGGGATCTCAGCCTTCCACTGGCCGACGGCTTTGTGCTTGATGATGGGGTTGTCCCACTTGCTAGGCAGCACGGCCTCGGGGTCCAGCGGTTTGAGCGACGCGTATCGACTTCGCGCTTTGGGCGAGCCCTGTGGCGCACTCACCCCCAGCGTTCTCGCTCGCTTCCTGCACTGCTCATCAGTCAGATGTGGCAAGAACTCACGCGTGCCTTGGATGCCGAGCTTTGGGTAGACCTTCATGATGATGAGGTCCTCCTGATGGGTGTATTTGCGGTATCTCATCGCAGCAACTCCTCGACCCCTTCAATGGAGTCAATGACGACAACAAGCTGACCCATCGCGCGCATGCGCTCGTGCTCGCGTACCTGGTGGGGCTCGGGCTTGACGCCGGGGGCTTTGAGCTCGACCCAGATGATCGACCTGAACCCGGGCAACATAACCAACCGGTCGGGCGCACCACGGCGGCCGATCCACTGGATCTTTCGACATTCCCCGCCGAGTTCCTTGACTCGCTTGACCAGGTGCTTCTCGATTTGTGATTCACGCATCGCGGGCCTCCTGACAGTCGCACTTTTCGCGACCCTGTTCGCATGCACCTGTGCACCCGCGGTCGTTGAACCCGGCGATGCCTGCGATGATCCAAAGCAGGGCCACGTACACCAGCGCGATCGCGCCGAAGATGATGAGAACGTCCATCATTTGCTCATCCTCCAAGCCGATCGCGCGGCGTTGATGACGGTGAATCCGTTGCGCCGGTACATGCGGAACATGCGAATGGCGATGAGGATGCGGTCGGTGGTGTCGTAGCTCATTGGTAGGTTTCCGTTGCGTTGTTCGATGACTGAACTCTACAACCCATTTGTTGTAATACAACCTAGGGCAAACCCTAATTCGCTCCAATGTCGCGCAAAACCGACTGCGCCTCGCTCACGTACCAGTCGAGATCCACGTCGTCGGGGAAGGCTTCGGGCAAATCCATCAGGGGCTTGGCACCCTCAGTGCGCGGCACGGTGTAGCCGTTGACCTTGTAATTGATCGTGCCCAGCTCACCGAGCGCGTAGTACCAGCGCACGGCTTTGCCCAGATATGCCCCATCCTTGACGGCCCCACCCTTGACGGTGCGGATCGTTGCGAACTTGGTGATGTCCGTGCAGCCGTGGATCGTCTGCTCGACGGGCACGCCCTTCTGCACATAGTTGATGACGGCAGTCGTGACGATCTCGTTGGTGGGGTTCTTCTGCAGGGCCGCGGGCGCATAGACCCCCTTGACCTTCACCCCGTCGGGCTTGATGGCCACGTAGTTGTTCACGTCGCGGGAGTAGAGTGCAGCGTACTCGGTGGCCTCGGTGTCGAATCCGGTTGCGACCTCCCACTCGAGCACGATCATCTCCATGAGCGCGACCTTGGATCGGGGGCACTTGATGACGATGCCGTCGGTGTTGGCACTGACCACCGGGATACCCTCAGCTTCGAGTTGCTCGATGAGCATGAGCAGCGACAACTGGCCGGTGACGGTGGTCTGGATCAGCAGGGGCGGGCTGTACAGCTTGGAGTAGGGCGAGCCGAATTTGCCGAACGATCCGTTGATCGTGATCTTGAGCGAGTCGGCGGCGACCTTGTCACCCGAGCGCTTGGCAGCGAGTCGTCGCTCGACGATGCTGCGGTAGACGGCCGTGAAGTGGTCGCCCATGCTGGCCGGCTTGAGTCCGCAGTTGAGGATGATGGCCGGGTAGTAGCTGGCCACGTCCCGGTCGACCAGGATGTGATCGTCGTCGGCGTGGTGCGCGATCGACTTCTCGGTGGAGTGCAGGCCGCCAATGCCCATCTGGTAGGTGGACTGGCCGATCTTAATCTTGAGGGCTGCGATCTCCTTTGGCATGGTGACGACACCATTGCTGCCGATGGTGAACTCGGCAGTGAGAATGATCGCGTGCGGGATGTCCATCGCGTTGCTGCCGAACTTGATGAACGAGGGCCACTTGTAGCGGAACGTCTGCCCAGCCAGTCGAAACGGGTCTTGCTTGACCAGCTTGCGCCCCATGCGCTTTTCGACCTCGTGCACGATCACAGCCTCGGCGATCTGCGCGTCGGACTTGCTGCGCAGGTCCACCCCGTACTGAGCGCTCATCGACTCGCGCAGTGCGATCTGCGGCTCGAGCTTGCGAAAGAGGGCCAGCGTCGTGCGCAGGTCGTTCTCGCAATACTGGCGCAGCAGGGCGCGCTGGCCGGGCTCGATGCTCGCATCGGGGTCGATGGGCAGGTCTTGCATCTTGGGGGCGTGCAGGCGGCCGCCGTAAATCTTGAGGCTGGCAATACCCGGCGCGACTTCGATCAGGTCAACGTGATCGCACTCAGGCAGGTCGATACCTAGCTGCCAGTGCTTCATGTTGTTGAGGATGATCTTGTTGGCTACTCGCTTTGCCGCTGCAGGATCTCCCGATCCCATCGCGACAGACAAAACGGGCATATCAAAGTTGAGGCCGTTGAACGTGACAATGCGGTATCGACCAAGGATTGCCTGCAGTGTGCGCACGTCAAGGGCTTGGTCGGCGTGGCACTCGAAGTGTCGGACGTTGCCGGTGTCGACGTTGAGGAAGGAGGCGAGGAAGTAGTCACGATAGACCTCCGTGTCGAGTACGAGGGTGGGCTTGGCCATGGTCATCACTTCCGAACGGGCGCGATGACGACCTGGCATTCGAGAACGCGGGGGTCCAGGGTGCGCCCGGGTGCGGGGATCACATTGACGACGTCGGATTCGGCTGGGCCCGGTTGAATGAGTAGCGCGCGGGTTCCCTTGTAATCGACGATAAAGGCTTCGACAGCCCGGCACGCCTCTGCAACGAGGATCGCGTCGAGGCGAGGCATGTTGCCCATAACGCGACCCGACGCTGGGAGAATCCGGCGCCACTGAGGATAGATTCCTTCCACCCCCATCAGGTCGAGCGTCACGCCGCCGGCTGTGATTCGAACCTTGGCGCGCTGCGCGGGGTCGGCAGGCACCTCAATGAATAGCGCGACCTGACCCTTGTCCTTGCCGATGGTCGACAGGACACGCTTAACGTCGTCATTACCGATGGTGGCAGCAATAGGGACGGCCGAGGCTTCAGAGGTTCGCATCTCGACACGAGCCAGTCGCGAGCCGTCGGTGCCAATCATGCGCAGCGTGTCACCCTCCCATTCAATTCGCACACCTTTCAGGTAATAGCGGATGTCTTTCTTGGCAGCCGCGTGTGCTGCGAACTTGAGGGCCTTGCAGAATAGTTGCGTGTCGATCATGGTGTTGCGTGTTGGTTGTTGCTTTTTGGTGGGGGTCGCTCGTGGAAGAACTGGAAACGCAGCCGTGCAGATGTGAGTGGCTATTTAACGAGGTGACATCCCCGCTGCACGCGATGCGACCGCAGCTGCGGCCCCCGCCAAAAAGCCCCCGAAGGGGCTGGCCTCAATGAGGCAGTTCGTCCGCACCGACGATCACCAGCTTGGGGCCGGTGTCGGCCATGGCTGCGTGGATGGCGTCCAGTGCAATGACGGCCATCTTCTGCGCGGCGCTGTCGGCGAGTTGACCGTCGACGACGGGTGGCTCAGTGCTCAGTCGCACGTCGGCCGTGCCGTCGGGGCGGTCTTGGAGTTGGATGACGACGAGGGCCATGGCTTACACCAGACCTTCGGCGTCGGCGCCTTCGACTTCGTCGAACTCGTCTTCGCTTGCGGCACCGCCACCGGCGAACGCGTCACCGTCGCGCAGGAATTGCACGCCACGCAGCGATGCGTTGATGCGCTTACCATAGTTGTTGTCCTGTGCCCAGAGCTCGAGGCTGGCGACCACGTAGCAACCGGCATAGGGGCGGCCGTCCTGTGCAGTCAGTGGCGTCTTGTCGCGGTCGATCACCAGCGGGCGCGTCTTGTTGCGGGCGCTCATGTAGTGGTTGCCCGGAAAGCCGGCGTAACTGCTCTTGAGATCGCCGTCGTGGATCGCGCTGCGGTCCTTGGCTTCGATCTCCTTCTTGACTGCGGCCCACTTGGCGCCCCATTTCTCGCTGCCGACGGTCTCGATCATCTTGGAGAGCTTGACCTGGACCTTCTTGTCCCCTTGCTTGATGGTGACCGTCGGGTCGGCGTCTTCCACCAGGAACGAGGCGGAGAAAGCGGGCTCGCCCTCACCGTTGACGGTCTTGGCTTCGAACAGTTGGGGGAATGCGAGACGGGCTTCAAATTGGATCTTCATGATTCATGTCCTCACGGAATAGGTCGGGGTATTGCTGTTTGATCCACTGTGTTGCGTGCTCGATGGCCTTCACACGAGCCAGCGGATCGGCCTCGGTGATGGGGGTCTGAGCGGCCCGCTGCAGTTGAGCAACGGCTGCAGCGGGATAGACCCGATGGGGTGGGCGGTCAGGGTTCATCGTCAGTGCTCCAGACAAATGCCAGTGTGGTCGTCGGTCTGCTCGTCGGCGCTTGGCACAGGGTCAAGTTCAAAATGCTCGGCGGGGAACTCATGCCAGCCGAACGCCAAGTCCTTCCCCGCGCGAGCCGCATGAAAGTCGTCGAACTGCGCGAGCACAATCCCGGGCTTGGTGCTTTGTCGGATGAGTGCAGTGTTGCCGGGGGTGACGTTCCAACCGCACTCGGGGCCGATGTAGGTGGCGTGTTTCATACCAAGCCCTCCGAACTCATGTCCTCGAACTCGTCGGCCACCGGGGTGATGACGATCGGCGGACGCTTGTCGGACACTGGCGCGACGCTGGGCTTGCCGTCGGCCTGGGTGATGAGCTCCTTGAGCTTGGGCCACTGACGCGGGCCGATGACCTCGGACTTGGCCAGCTTCTCGGCCGTGGTCGGCGAGATCAGGCTGTACTCGTACATCTGCTCGTGCTTGACGCGCATGGCCTTGAGGGTTTCCTCGGCGACCTTCTCGTCGGTCCACTTGCGCGCACCGCGACGACCTTCGACCAGCTTGTAGCCCGGCACGTCGGAGCCGGCGAGCAGGCGTCGCTCAGTCTCGGCGCGCACGGCCTTGCACCAGTCTTCGATAAGGTCGACCTTGGACATGGCCACGGAAAGCCATGATTCCGGGATGCGAGCATCGTCGTCAACTTTGGGCGTCGGGATCACCAGCGCGTCGAACTCCTCGGGTGTCGCCGTGCTTGATCCGGTGACTGTGTCCGTCACCTCATCGCGCAACGCCTTGCATGTGGCCTTGGCCTTGCAGAAGCGACATTGCTTCTCGCCTGGTGTGGCGGTCAGCGTCTCGACTGATCCTGTGCGGATACGCTCGGCCGTGGCCGAGATGCGCGCGAGCATCTGCTCGAGGTGCTCGCGGGTGACGGTCCACTCGCTGTCGTTGTTGATGCGCGGCTGGCTGATGCGCATGGTGATGTGCTGCCAGTCGCCGAGCAGGTCGAACTCGGCCAGCGTTGCGCCAGCGTAGATGACGAGCTGCTCGTTGTCCTCGGCAGCGACAGCCACGCCTCGGCCGTGCTTGTAGTCGTCGACGATCAGCGTCTGGGATGAGTGCAGCAGGATGACCGTGTCGCTCGTGCCCTTGGCACCTTCCTCGCCGGTGATGGCGGAGATGTCCAGCGGCACCTCAACGTGCAGTTCGGCATCGGGGTTGTTGTCCACGATCGAGCGGATCACGTCGATCGAGCGCTGCACCGCGTCGGCCATCTCGTCGGTGACTTCGAATTTGGCTTTGATGCCAAAGTGAGCATCGGGGTCGCCGAAATACTCACCATCAATGGCAAGCAAAATGGTGCGCCCGAGGTGTCGCGCCGTGTCTTCGCCCGTGGTCAGGCAATGCGCCCGCAGGAAGTGGGCCGCCGTGCCCTCGGCGGCATCCTTACCCGACTTGTCGGGCAGGCCCGCCTCCATGTGGACCTTGGCCTCGCAGCGCGTCCACGCGGGGGCGCCGGAGGGTGAGAGGAATGCGTGCCCCATCTCAGGCCTCCATCGCAGCCTGGCAGGCGGCGATCACGTCGGCGAACATCTCAGGTTTGACGTCGGGCAGCTTTTGGGCGCCGAAGGACTTGAGCACGGCGATGGCCGAGTCGCGGTTCTTCTTGGACAGTGCGGTCACAGCTGCGGCCGCGTCCTTGTAGGTGGGGGCAGGGGCGTCAGTCGCAGCAGTCGAGGCTTGGGGTGCGGGAGCCGCAGACTCGACAGGTTGGTTTGATTCGGCGGCCGTCTTCTCGGGCACAGCGGTCTCCACCTCGGCAGTAGGCTGAGAAGGGGCAGGGCTTGCTTGAGTCGCGGCAGAGGTGGACTTCTTGGACTTTTCCACCGGCGCGGCGGCGACCTCTGTCGTTTGCTTGATGTGCGAGACGGTCTTGCCAGCGAAGTGCGCCAGCATGTCGTCGACGGTGGCGAAGGTGAGGGTGACTTGTACGGACATTGCGGATTACTCCAGTTCAGTTGTGATGTGCTCGTTGAGCTTGGTGGAAAGATCCCGGGCTTCTTTGACCAGGTTGCGGTATTGGTTGGCCAGTTCGACCAGTTCCTCGAAACGCTTGGCCAACTCGTCGGCGATCGGCGTTGAGGTCAGCGGGTCGTGCTGTGCGTGGAAGTGACTGAGCAGTTCCTCATCAGTCAGGATGTTGAGTAGGGTGTTGTGTCGGTCGATCATTGCTCTGCGGCGAATACGATTCGCCCCTCTTTAAAACTTGTCGGTGTTGGCGTCGTCAACGATGTGGAACTTGGAGGCCATCACTCGATCCCCTGTGCGATGAGGATGTCGATGCCGACAACGATCGCGTCGACGGGGCCGGGGGCGAAGATCGTGATGTCCAAGCCCATGCCGGTGACGTGGTACGCACGGCCGGGGATGGTGGGGGTTGCTTTCATAGCAGTGAGCCGTTGGTTGTTGGTATGGTTGTGACTGTACAACTTGCGCGTTGTGAATACAACTAGGGAGAAACCCTTAGATGCACAACACATACAACTGGTTGTAAACTGCAGGTTGTAAAAACAACCAGTTGTCCAACCATGGAACCCGAAGTTACAACCATCACCGGCATCGCCGAGGCCGTTCAGAAGGCCAAGACGCAGGAGGCTCTGGCCGAGAAGCTGGGCGTGTCACAACAAGCCGTCTCCACCTGGGAGCGTCGCGGGTGGGTGCCGCTCAAGCGCGCCATCGAGATTGAGATGGAGTACGGCATCGCGCGCTCGCGCCTCATCAACCCTCGCATCGTGGACCTGGTGGATCTGCAGATGGGGGCGTGATGTACATAAGGGTTTGATCCATAACTGAAAGTTGATGTATTTGTGGCATAGTTATGGAGCCAAACCTTAATAACCAGTGGCCCTTGGCCTACGTGTGCACCCCTGACTGGAGGGGAAGGTTTGGCGACCGCACACGTAGACCAAGGGCCTTTTGCTTTACGGGAACAATAAGATGAAAGCCCCCTCATTCCTAAAAGACTGCCGCGGCTGGCTGGTGTGGAAGTTCGTGCCGGCCGACAAGCCTGGCGGCAAACCTCGCAAGGTGCCCTACTACGTGGGCGGAGGTGTGCGCACTGGCACGCAAGGGGATGCCACCGACCGCGCGGCATTGGCGTCGTTTGACGATGCGGTCGCCGCACTGGCCACGGGTAAGTGGGCCGGGCTTGGCTTTGCCATGCTGCCCGATTGGGGCCTGGTCGCGCTGGACTTTGACGACGCGGTCGACGAGGCCGGTGAGGTCTTGCCAGAGGTCGACGCGCTCATCGCGGGCACCTACGCCGAGATGTCACCCAGCGGTCGGGGCGTGCACGCCTTCATGCGCGGGGCCATCGCTGACAAAAAAAGTCGCGCCGAGCCCGGTCGCTTTGGCTTTGAGACGTTCTGCGGTTCGGGGTTCCTGACCTTCACGGGCCATCTGACGCCGATCTGTGACTTGCTGGGCGCCGAGGACGAACTGGCAGACCTGAGCGACGAGGTGCTCGATCTGTTTGCCCAGCGTTTTCCCGGCGTATCGACTCGCCTTGTGGGCATGGGTGACGACGATGATCCCTTGCTCACGTACAGCCCGACGCTGGGCGCCAGCGATGCGGACATCAAGAGTTGGCTGGACGAACTCGACCCTAACTGCGACTACCTGACGTGGCTGCGCCATGGCATGAGCCTGCACCACGAGACCGAGGGGTCATCGCGAGGCCTTGAGCTTTGGGACGAGTGGAGCTCGCGCGGGGATACCTACCCGGGGCGCGACGCACTGGAAGCCAAGTGGGACGGCTTCGGCCGCAACAAGTCGCGCGCACTGGTGACGATCCGGGGCCTGCGCCGCGAGGCTTTGAAGATCCGCCACAAGGACGACGTCGTCCTGGACTCCAAGGACTTGATGGCCACGGCCCGGCGGTTCCTTGATGACGAGTTCCAAGGTGACGATGGACCGGTGCTGCTGCGCAGTCGCGGCCTGTGGTATCGCCACCTCGGCCCCAACTGGGAAGAGATGCTCGACGAGGATCTGCGAGCGAGGGCGTGGTTGTGGCTTGACGCTGCCAAGAAGCTGGCCAAGGAGGGCGCCATCGAGCCGTTCAAACCCAGCAAGGGGCAGGTCGACAGTGCGATCGACGCGCTGCGCGCCGTGGCTCTGGTCCCCGGTATCAACGTGCCCGGCTGGTTGCCCGGGTTCACGGGTGCTGACCCTAAGGATCTCATTAGCTTGAGCAACGGCATGCTGCACATCGAGAGTCGGCGACTGCTGCCTCACACCTCGGCGTACTTCACGCTCAACAGCCTACCCTATGGGTGGGACGATGAATGTCACCCTGGTGAGTGGCTACGCTTTCTCGAGCAGGTTTTTCCCGGCGACGAGGAGAGCAAGCAGACGCTGCAGGAGATGTTCGGCTACTTGCTGACCTCCGACACCAGTCATCAAAAGATGTTCCTCGTCATCGGCCCCAAGCGCTCGGGCAAGGGCACGATCGGGCGCGTGCTGGGCGCATTGGTGGGCCGCTCCAACCTGGTCAGCCCAACTCTCACCAGCCTGACGAACGAGTTTGGCCTGCAGCCGCTGATCGACAAGCTGGTGGCCGTGGTGCCCGACGCGCGGGTTTCCAGACAGTCGAACACCCAAGCCATCGTTGAAAAGCTGCTGATGGTGTCGGGCGAGGATGACATCAGCGTCAACCGCAAAGGCATCTCAGCGTGGTCGGGCAAGCTCTCGGCCCGGTTCGTGATCCTGACCAACGAGACACCACAACTTGGCGACGCATCGGGCGCGCTGGCCGGCCGGTTTATCACCCTGGCCACTCGCCAGTCGTTCTACGGCCGGGAGGATCGCAGCCTTGGGGATCGCTTGATGGTCGAGCTACCGGGCATCTTTCGGTGGGCCTTGGATGGACTGGATCGACTGCGTCAACGGGGGTACTTCATCCAGCCCGAGGCAGGCAAAGAGGACGCCGAGGAGATGGCTGACATCAACAGCCCGGTTTCGGCTTTCGTCAAAGAATGCTGCGACGTGGGGCCCACCCTGATGGTCGACAAGGACGAACTTTATCAAGCGTGGGTCGAATGGTGCACATCCGAAGGTCGCTCGTTCCCCGGGACGAAAAGTACTTTCGGTAAAGATTTACGTGCAGCCGTTTGCGGATTGAATGTTTACCGTCCCCGAGAAAGCGGATCGCAGGGCGCGAACTACACAGGCTTGTCCCTGAACGCGCAATTTTCTGCACGTTTTGGGTTTGAGAGTCTCGTTTGAGTAAGCTGAGTAAGGTGAGTTATTTACTCACCTTCCTACGTATAGAGAAAAATAAGAGAGATAAACGCTATAGGGCGCAGTAGGTTGAGTAACTCACTTGCCTTACTCAGCTTGCTCACGCGGGTGACGGGTGGAAAGCGCAAAAATTTGCAGATTGGAGTTTGCGATGGTGAAGCGAACGATTGCGATCAACGAGCGCGGTTTGCGCATTGGGCAGGATCATCAGAACGCGGTTCTGACCGATGCCGAGATCGACTTGATGCTGAGGCTGCGTGAGGCTGACCCGAAGACGTGGTCGTATCGCAAGTTGGCCGAGAAGTTTGAGGTCAGCAAGTCGGCGGTGCGGTGGTACTGCATTGGGGGTCGCAGGTCGCAGACTCCGACGGAGTGGAAGGTCGTGCACGTACCGGGCTGAGTTGGTTGTGAAAATGCAGTCTGTAAAAACTATCTGAAAAAATGCTGTGTCAGAAGGCGGCGCAAAGAAGGGCCCGGGGCGACCACGGGGCTCGGCAAACCAAAAGACCCGAGAGATCGCGGACCGCGCTGCTCGTGACGGTTTGACGCCCCTCGAGGTCATGCTGCGAGCGATGCGCGAACACGTCGAGCACTCCGATTCGCTGCGCAAGATGGCCGACGATGTGGACCTTGGCGTCCTCCTGGGCGAGCGAGACGACACCGAAGAGTCGGCCAAGCTGCGCAACGCAGCGCTGACTGCCATCACCGACGCGGCAGCGATGGCCAAGGATGCAGCCCCCTACATGCACCCCCGCCTGGCGAACGTGATCTCGACCGTCGACGTCAACTCTCGGGCACAGGTCAAGATCGTCAGCGAGTTCGGCGATGAGTGAGGCGATCCGCTTCGGTCTGCCGATGCGCAACTGGCAGCGCGAGTGTGCCAAGGGCTCGGCCGGGGCCCGGTTCGTGGTGCTCGTGCTGCATCGTCGGGCTGGCAAGACCGAGATTGCGCTCAAGAAGTTGCTCGATGCTGCGGTCAAGAACAAGCTGGACCTGCCGTTCTACGCCTACGTGGCGCCCCTACTCAAGCAGGCCAAGATCATCGCGTGGGCACGGCTCAAGCAGATGATCGCGCCTCTCATCCCCCATGGGACGGTCGAGGTCAACGAGTCGGAACTCTTCGTCCGGTTCACCCACAACCAGGCCACGATCCGCATCTTCGGGGCCGATGACCCTGACAGACTGCGAGGGGTGCGGCTAGACGGGGCTGTAATCGACGAAGTGGCCCAGATCAAGGCCGAGGTATGGGAGGAGGTCATTCAGCCCGCCCTGGCCGATCGTAAGGGCTTTGCGTGGTTCATCGGCACGCCCAAGGGGATCAACCTGTTCTCGTCGCTGTACTTCGCAGCGCAGAACAAAGCCGAGTGGTACACCGCACGTTATACGGTCTACGACACCGAGGCACTGGACCCGGTCGAGATCGAGCGCATGCGCCAGTCGATGAGCGAGACGACGTTCGCCCGTGAGTTCCTCTGTGACTTCGCGGCCGCTGGCGAGGATCAACTCATCAGCCTGACCGACGTCGAGACGGCCGCCAAGCGCGAGCACCCTGTCGGCTCGATGGACTACGCGCCGCGCATTCTCGGCGTGGACCCGGCCCGCTTTGGCGACGACCGAAGTGTCATCATCGAGCGGCAAGGCCTGGTCGCAGCATCACCTCGCATCTACCGCGGCATCGACAATATGGAACTTTCCGCGCGGGTGGCGGCCATGATCGAGGATCGCCAGCCCGATGCGGTGTTCATCGACTCAGGGGCCGGGGCCGGGGTGATCGACCGCTTGCGCCAGCTTGGCTACGACGTCATCGAGGTGAACTTCGGGGGCAAAGCCATCGACCCGCGCTACCTCAACAAGCGCGCCGAGATGTGGTTCGAGATGGCCGATTGGGTGCGTGGCGGGGCGTCGATCCCGAACGAGAACTCGCTCAAGCTCGAGCTCGCCACACCAACGTACAAGTTCGACGTCTCCAACCGCATCCAGTTGGAGAGCAAGGACGACATCAAGAAGCGCTTGCCCGACGCGGGATCTCCCGACATTGCGGACGCGTTGGCCCTGACGTTCGCGCAGCCCGTTGCCAAGCGCAGGGCGCAGATCCCCGGACAAGCTGGGCGCAGCCGAGTGCACGACCCCTACGCTTCGGTGCGCTGACGGGTGCACGTATCGGGTCACCACGGCCCTATCGTCCGGGGTCATGACCTACGCCATCACCCACTGCACATTCGCCGATCTGGAAAGCGACCCGGCCTTTTACGCGCTGGTCGATGGCTACACGCGTGAGTGCGCGATCCCCGAGTTCACACCGGGCGAGGTGCAGGTCGACACGTACAACCTCATGGAACAAGCCGGCGCGCTGCACACCTTTGCCGTGCGCACGGGCAACACGCTGGTTGGCTTCCTGCTCATCTTGCTGCACAAGCTGCCGCACTTCGGTGTGCGCACTGCCGTCGTCGAGTCGATCTATGTCGACCCTGAGCACCGTGGTGGCGTGGGCTTGAGCGTGGTGACGGCAGCCAAGAACTTCGCAGCCGAGCAGGGCGTGCGCGGTTTGCTCATGAGCGCACCGGTGGGTAGCCAGTTGTCGCAGCTGCTGCCACATCTGGACTTCCGCCACACCAACGAAACCTTCATGTGGGTGCCGCGATGAGTGACTTGATCGCTACCCACTACGGCATCACGCCGATGACCCCGGAGACGATCGACCGGGTTAGCCAGTACGAGAGCGAGCTGGCCAAGTTGCCGCAGGTCGACATGCCCACGCATCACGTGATCCATGGCGGCATGTATGCCCGCACGATCCGCATCCCGGCCGGTGTCGACATCACGGGCGCGCAGATCAAGCTGGCCACGATCGTCATCGTCAACGGGCATGTGCTCGTGGCAGTGGAGGGCGGAACGCTCGAGCTTGAGGGCTACCACGTGCTGCCGGCCGCCAAGGGGCGCAAGCAGGCCTTCAGGGCCATCGCCGATACCGACGTGACGATGATCTTCCCCACCCAGAGCACGACCGTCGAGGCATGCGAGTGGGAGTTCACAGACGACGCCGACCGACTCATGTCTCGCCAATGCGAGAACACGGTCGTCATCACAGGAGATTGACATGTCCGGTGCATTGACCGCTGCCGTTGTAGTCGCCGCTGGTGCGACTGCATACAGCGCCTACACGCAGAACATCGCAAGCAAGCGCCAAGCCAGTGCCCAACGCGATGCCACGGCCCAAGCCGAGAAGCAGGCTGTGCAAGCCGAGCGCGAGTTCAATCGGTCCAACGCGAAGAAGCCCAACGCGGGCGCCGCACTGGCTGCGAACCAACAGGCCGCACTGGCGGGCAACGCCGGGACCATGCTGACCGGACCCGGTGGCGTAGACCCGTCGACCCTGCAGATCGGCAAGAACACCCTCTTGGGCATGTGACATGAGCGAAGCCGCTACACCCTCACGCGACAAGATGCTGGCCCGTTGGGCCGCACTCAAGAACGAGCGCTCCAGTTGGATGTCGCACTGGTCAGAGATCAGCGACTACCTGATGCCACGCTCGGGCCGGTTCTTCACGACCGATCGCAACCGTGGCGAGAAGCGACACAACGCGATCTACGACTCCACGGGTATCGACGCGCTGCACGTGCTGGGCGCCGGGATGATGTCGGGCGCCACGTCCCCGGCCCGCCCCTGGTTCCGACTGACCACCTCCGACCCGGGACTGGATGAGTCTGCGGCCGTCAAGCAGTGGCTCGCACAGGTGCAGCGCTTGATGCTGATGGTGTTCTCCAAGTCGAACACGTACCGCGCACTGCACTCGGTGTATGAGGAACTCGGCGGATTCGGCACAGGTGCCGACATCGTGCTGCCCGACTACAACAACGTCATCCACCACTACAGCCTGACCACGGGCGAGTACGCACTGGCCACCGACTACCGCGGGCAGGTCAACACGATCTATCGCGAACTGGACAAGACCGTCGGCGAGTTGGTGGGTGAGTTCGGACGGGACAACGTCAGTCAGACCGTCAAAAACCTGTACGACCGCAACAAGTTGGACGCGTGGGTCACGATCATCCACGCCATCGAGCCACGCACCGAGCGCGATACGCGCAAGAGCGACAGCAAGAACATGGCCTTTAAGTCGTGCTACTTCGAACCCGGTGCGGCCGCTGGCCAATACCTGCGCGAGTCCGGCTTCAAGACCTTCCCGGGTGTGGCCCCACGCTGGGCCGTCTCCGGTGGCGACATCTACGGCAACTCGCCGGGCATGCAGGCCTTGGGCGACATCAAGCAGTTGCAGCACGAACAGCTGCGCAAGGCGCAGGCCATCGACCTCAAGACCAAGCCGCCCCTGCAAATGCCGACCGCGCTCAAGAATGCGGAGACGGACTTCCTGCCCGGTGGCTCCACCTTCGTCGACATGACCTCACCGAACGGTGGCATTCGCACTGCGTTCGAGGTGAACCTGGACCTGAGCCACCTGCTGATGGACATTCAGGACGTGCGCGAGCGTGTTCGTCGTGCGTTCTACGCCGACATGTTCCTGATGCTCTCGAGCGGTGTCAACACGCAGATGACCGCGACCGAGGTCGCCGAGCGTCACGAAGAGAAGCTCTTGATGCTTGGCCCCGTGATCGAGCGCTTGCACAACGAACTGCTCGACCCGCTCATCGAGATGACCTTCGAGCGGATGCTGCAAGCCGGCATCGTGCCCCCACCTCCCGATGAGTTGCAGGGCATGGAGCTCAACATCGAGTTCGTCTCGATGCTTGCACAGGCGCAGCGCGCCGTGGCCACCAACTCGGTCGACCGCTACGTCTCGAACCTGGGCGCCATCGCATCGTTCAAGCCGGACGTGCTCGACAAGTTCGACTCGGACAAGTGGGCCGACGCTTATGCCGACATGCTGGGTGTCGACCCGGACCTGGTCGTGCCCGGTGAGCGCGTTGCGCTGATCCGTCAAGAGCGAGCCAAGGCCGCACAGGCGCAGCAGCAGATGGAAATGATGAACCAGAGCGCGGACACGGCACAGAAGCTCGCCAGTGCGCAGACCGACAAGCCGAGCGCACTGAGCAACGTGATCGAGATGTTCTCTGGCTACAACACGTAAGAGGTGAACCTATGCCATTCATGAAAAGCAACAGCCCGTTTTTGTATGACGATGTGACGGGCGACATCGTCGGGGTGAAAGATCCGGATGGGAGTGAGGCTCGCCTGCTGCTGACGGAGGTGAATGCTGCCGGCCAAACGGTGCTGGACGATCCGAGCCGGGCGGCTTTGCAGGCTAGTGGTATTCGGGGAGTCGTTGATCTATCGCGGGCCGCGATTATTGGAGACAGCTACACCAATCGCATGTGGCGTCAGCAGTCAGTCACTACCGTTGTGGGTAATGGCTCGACAGCAACGATCAACCTGACGGGTCACGCTATCCCAACCGGTTCAAACGTGCGCATCACGGCAGGAACTGGCGCAACGGGTTTGCGCACCATGGGGTCAAATGTAACTGTGGTCGACGCCAACACTTTGACTTATCCGTCCAGCGTTGTCGGAACGTTGACCAGTCCCAACCTATATGGCTTTGCACAGCCAGCAGACTACGGCTGGGCTACGTGGTTCCGGGCCCTCACCGGGATCACCTGGGCCTACAACTACGGAGTGGGCGGCGCGACGTCTGTAGACCTGTCGGCGTACATCCCAGCGTTGCAAGTATCGGCGCCGTCGATTGTTTTTGCACAGTACGGGATTAACGATGCCAACACCCTGACAGCCGCGTCAACCAATGCAGACGTTAACGCGCTGGTTGCGCAGGTTGTTGCTGTGGATGATGCACTGGTCGCTGCGTGCGCGGCTGTTGGTGCGGTTTTGGTCTTGTCCACGATCCCTCCTGAAGCTGCTGCCTATGCAAACTTTGGTACGCCGCGCACCCAGGCCCTGATTCGCATCAACCAATCACGCCGTGCCCGTCGGTCGTTCGTGGTCCGAATCGCGGATGAGTGGGCCTCCCAGGTCAATGGTCTGAGTACGACCGGCGCTGTGTCTGCGTCGTGGATCGCATCGGACAACCTGCACCCCAACACAGCGGGCGCTCTACGTCTGGCTAACCTGAAGTACGCGGCTTGCTCGGATTTGCTGCCCCCCGATCCGCGTCCACGCGTGTCGAGCTACACCGAGACAAGCGCATTTGATACGTCTTGCAAGCAGGTGTTGCCCAACCCGACGTTCACTGGCGCGGGTCCAACAGCGGACCTGTGGGCTACAGCGGGGGCCAACTGGACCCCAAGTTTGGTGGCTCGTGCCGATGGCCGAGGCAATAACCAGCGTCTGGTTGCAGCGTCCGCTACGGTTAACGGGACACTGACGTCCAACTCGTTCCATACACAGATCTCCGCTGGTAAGCGGATCAAGATCGGTTGCGAGGTAACTATCTCCGGCATCACGTCGATGCTTGGATTCCGGGTTGAGTTGAGCTTGACGCAAAACGGCACAGCAGCCAGTTTGTATGCAATCCGTGGCGCGCTGACTGCCCCGGAAGGCGGCACGATTCCCGCAGCGGCATCTGGCGTGACTTACTACTTTGAGTCAGAGGAGTTGGAGTTAGCGTACACGCCGACGAATGCCCAAATCATCGTCACGGGCAACGTCAACGGCACGTCGTCGGTGACTATTGATGTGGGCACGCCTCGCGTTGATATTCTGAACTGACATGCACCGCAAAACCCAAGAGCAGCAGGATCGGTTTGTGATCAAGCGCAAATACCTCCGCTTTGAACAGTTGGAGGTGTTTCGGCCCATGCCAGTTCCTGATGCTTTGAAAGAGCGGATCAGGCAGGAGGCGGAGAGGGCCAAGGCGATGGCGCAGACTGTTTTGAAACCGAAGGTCAGCCGGTCAAATAGCTGATCGATTGGCGTCCGCAG